AGGAATCGTTCTCGCGTGAGTTCGAGGCGATCGTGACGTACCAGCCACAGGTTGAATTGCGCGACTTGGAAGATTTGCGTGTGAGCGTGGTACCTGGCGGCAGTGACATTGTGCGGGTGACACGGGCACATCAATACGAGCGGCTGACGGTAGAGATCGGCTTGCAACAGCGGGTCGAGACCGATGCGGAAATCGGGCGGCTGATGCGCCTTGGCGACGAAATACTCGCGTGGATCGAGCGGACGCGCACCTTTGCCGACGCCCGCGTAATCGACGTGGCAAAGGCACCGCAGTATTCCGCCGAGCACATCACCATTCGCGCGTGCACCGTGTTGATTACCGTGTCGCTGATTGCGGAGTTGGGCGAATGATCGGGTTCAACGTGAAGTTCGAGTTCAAGGAAGAGGCCGTGCTCAAGCGCGCCAAGAAAACGCGCCATGCAAAGTTGCGCAGATTTGGTGCATTCGTGCGGCAGACAGCAAAGACCTCGATGCGGCGGCGGAAGAAAAGCTCGGCGCCCGGCCAGCCGCCCTCCGCACACGCCGGCCACCTTCGCGATCTGATGTATTTCGCGGTTGCCCCAGACGCGCGGAATGTGGTCATCGGGCCCGTGGCGTTCCATCGCGGCGAAGTGCCGCGCCTGCTCGAAGAGGGCGGTTATGCGACGATGACGAAGTACACGCGGTGGTCGGATGAGCCGTACGATGTAGTCGTACACATTAAGCCGCGGCCGTTCATGGCTCCGGCATTTCAATCGGAACTGGCAAAGCTGCCGCCGCAATGGCGAGATAGCATTAGAACATGAGGAGATGGCAACATGGCGACGACGTATTATTTCGGTATCGATGCGAAACTGTACTACGGCGACGCGGGCGATCCGCTGGCTAGCCTGGCGGTGGCGAACAATGTCCGCGACCTGACCGGCACAATGGATGCGACCGAGGCGGATGTGACGACTCGCGCAAATAGCGGCTGGTCGGCTACCGCGCAGGGCCTGCGTTCGCTCACCCTCGAATGGGGGATGGAGTGGTTGCCGGATGACACCGCGATGCTCGCCATTCGCGATGCGTTTCTCGATGGGACGCAGATCGAATTGTGCGCGCTCGACGGGCTGGCGGCAACTGTCGGGTCGCAAGGCCCCAAGGGCTCGTTCTCGATCACGCGGTTCAACCGCACCGCGTCGAATGCTGAATCGATCAAGGTTGATGTCACCGCGAAACTCACGGAATGGGACGAGTGGGTCGAGGTCGAGGCCGGATCGTAATCGCCTGCTTTGAGAAGGAGATGGTATGAAATCGTTCACGGATGCGCAGGGCCGGGCGTGGAGCATACGACTCACGCTCGGCTCGGCGAAGCTCGTGCGGGACAAGCTCGGCGTGGATTTGTTGCAGCCGGAATCGGGCGACCCGCCATTGCTCACTCGAATCGGCACTGATGAAGTGCTGTTGGGCGAGGTGCTGTGTGCTCTGCTGGAAGATCAGTTCGAGGCGCACAAAGTGACGGAGGACGATGTGCGGGCCGGGTTCGACGGCCGCACCCTGCTGGCGGCACAGGATGCGTTTTACGCGGAGCTCGTGGATTTTTTCCAGAGCCGCGGCCGCAACGACAGGGCCAGGGCGGTCGCGAAACAACAGGCGATACTGGCCGCCGCGAGCGTCGCGGCAGAGACGCGGATCGAGAAGATGGATGTCGAGGAGACAGTCCGCCATGCGATGGAAACATCTGGCGGGACATCTATCGAATCGCCGGGGCCGTCGGGCGAGACTGCGACGGGCTTACATTACGGGAGTTGATGTGGGTTGCCGAGGGTCGCGGCCGCGACCAATGGGCGCATACCTCGACGATCCTCGCGATGATCGCCAATGCGAATCGCGACCCGAAGCACAGCCGCGCCTATGTGCCGGATGATTTCAACCCGCACGTAGACCAGGCCCGCCAGGTGAGCGGCGATATTCGCGAGTTCAAGAGGATGTGCAAGGGCATGCGGAGATAAGAGATGGCTGTCACCGCTGGGGCAATCAAAGCCGGTCGCGCGTTCGTCGAGCTATTCACCGAGGATAGCAAGCTCGTGCGAGGGCTGCGGCGCGCACATCAGCGGGTTCAGCAGTGGGGTGCGAGCGTCCGGCGTGTCGGGATGCAGGTCGCCGGGATGGGTGCGCTGATCGCGGCGCCGCTGATCGGCGCGGCGAAAGTGTTCGCGTCGACTGGCGACAACATCGCCAAGATGGCGCGGCGGACGGGCGTATCCGTCGAGGCATTGAGCGCGCTGTCGTTCGCCGCGACACGATCTGGCACTTCGCTTGAGGCATTGGAAAACGGGCTGCGCCGGATGCAGCGCACGATTTACGATGCAGGCCGTGGCCTGTCCACCGCGGTCGATGGCCTGGCCGACCTGGGCATGACGGTGAAAGACCTCGATGGCCTCTCGCCTGAAGAGCAGTTTTCCAAGATCGCTGAAGCAATCAGCAAAATCGGCGACCCGACGAAACGGGCCGCGCTGGCGATGGTGCTGTTTGGCCGGAGCGGCACGGCGTTGCTCCCGATGTTTGAGAATGGTGCGGCGGGCCTGGCCGCATTTGCTGACGCGGCGAAACGACTCGGCCTGATTATCAGCACAGAGGACGCAACGGCCGCCGAGCAGCTCACGGACGCACTCGGCGATCTGTGGGCGAGCGTGAAAATGATTGCGTTCGCCGTTGGGGCCTCGCTCGCACCTCTGCTGCAAACGGTTGCCGAGCGGCTTACTCGCGTGACTGCTTGGGTCATCGAGTGGACACGCCGGAACCGGCAGGTGTTCGTGACGATCCTCAAAGTCGCGGCGGCGGTGGCTGCGGTCGGCGTGGCGCTGATCGCGCTGAGTGTGCTGATCACTGGCATCGGGTTCGTGATGGGCGCGCTGATTTCGGTAGTCACCACAATCGGGGCGGCGTTTTCTGCCATCGGCTCGATATTGGCGTTGTTGCTCACGCCGATTGGCGCGGTCATCGCGGCGGTGGTGGCGCTGGGCGCGTATCTCATTTACGCGAGCGGGCTCGGCGGCAAGGCGCTCGCGTGGCTCGGCGAGAAGTTTGATTCGCTGAGCGAGATAGCTGGCAAGGCCATCACCGGGATCGCGAACGCGCTCAAGGCGGGCAACCTCGAACTGGCCGCGCAGATCGCATGGGATGGAATCCAATTGGGCTGGCTGGAACTCACGCGCGAACTGCGCAACGGGCTGGCTGCATTCCGGGCGAGCTTCCTCATCGGCTGGGCAGAGTTCGCGAAAAACGTGGTGAATATCTGGGCGACGATGGTGGCCGGATTGCGGACGCTGTGGGGTCAATTCGATACGTATCGCAAGACATCGGGTGAGAATGCCGCGGCGCACGTGATGCGAACTTATACCCGCGTTCGCGGCTGGCTGAATAAAGAGTATCCGGTCGAAGATGAAATGAAGGCGATCGAGGCCGGGCGAGTTGCCGCGATTACTCGAATCAAGGGCGAGTCGGATGCGACAATAATCAAGATCGCCGCCGACCTCGACAAGGCTTTGCTGGCCGCGCAAGAGCGCCGGGACAAGGCGGTGGCCGACGCGAATAAGGGCCAGGCCGACGCGGAAAATGCGCTGATACAGCGGATCGAGGATGCCCGCAAGCGGCTGGCGGCATCGGTGGCGGCGGCAAAAGTAGAGGCCGACGATATGGCCGCGCCAGCGCCCATGCGGAAGATTGATTGGGATGCCATACTGGGCGGACTGGGCGAAACGATTTCCGAGCAGGCCGAAAAGATCGGTGTGCGAGGCACTTTCAACGCGGCGGCGTTGCTGGGGCTGCAATCCGGCGGGCCAGCGGACAGGCTCGCGAACCGCACGGCAATCGCGACGGAGCGCACGGCGATCAACACGGAGCGGATGCGCGACGAGCTAGAGAGCTTGCAGATGGAGTTTGGATAATGGCAATTACTTGCATGGAGCGGTACCAGTCACGGCGAGTGACGGATGGCGAGCGAGCGGAACTGCAATATCTCATTCGCGGCACGGCAGACGAAGCGGCGGCGCTCGCGAGCCTGAAAGCTACGGCACCGGCGACGTTCGGTTCGCTTGTGCGCGAGCCGGTGCAACTAGAGCCGCAGCACGTCGTCGTCGGCGATGATGATGCGAGCTCGTGGTTGGGTCGCGTTGAGTACCGCCCGGCCAGTGTGCAGAGCTCGCGGCCGGAGACCGGCGAATCGCTGTTCAGCTTCGACACTGGCGGCGGCACGCAGCATATCACACAATCCATCGCGACCATTAGCTCATACTCGGCGGATGCTACACAGCCGGACTTTCATGGTGCTATCAACGTCACGCACGACAACGTCGAGGGCGTGG